CGGGGACAACGGCCTGACCATGCAGTGGGATCTGGTAGACATCATCGGGCTGCTGGCCAGCCGGGAGTTTCTGCCGCCCAGCACGCTGCCCACCACGCTGGAGGGCTGGATCGCCGCGCTGGTGGGACAGCTTGGGGTCAACTTTGCCAACCGGTACACGGTGGACCCCAATTACATCGGGGCGGCGGTGACGGCATCCTCCGTGGCCGACGTGACGGGCAAGAGCTGCGGGGACATCCTGCGGTGGGTCTGCATGGCCGCCGGAGTGTGGCCAAGGGCGGACGCGGAGACCGGCTATCTGGCGGCGGAGCCGCTGTGGAGCGAGGGCAACAAGCTGACGCTGGACAACCTGACGGCCTATCCCATTCTGCGGGCCAACAGCGACGTGGCGGCCATTATCTTTACGCTGCACGACGGTAGCGGCACCCAGTACATCGTATCCGGCAACTCCACCGCCTCCAGCGAGACTGTGAGCATTGACAATCCGTTTATCCACACCCAGGCCCAGGCGCTGACGGCGGCGCGGATGATCCTGTCCACCTACGGAGGCAACCAGCTGGAGACCACGGGCCGGGGCGACCCCACCCGGGAGATCGGGGACGTGGAGACGGTGTGGCTCAACGAGAGCAGCGCCACCACGGCGCGGCTAATCATGCAGACAATGCAGTTTTCCGGGGGCGTGCTCCAGGGCTGCCAGAGCCAGCTGCTCCAGGCGGACGGGTCGTTCCAGTTCCAGGGGCGCGACCAGATCACGGAGAGCGGGACATGGACGGCCCCGGCGGGCAAGACTCAGCTGCGGGTGATTTTGGTGGGACACGGCGGCAACGGCACGGCGGGCACGGACGGCAGCTGGGACGAGGCCGGAGCGCCGGGAGAGCCGGGGCTGGGCGGGCTTGTATGGGCCGGGACCATCAATATCAACGACGGGCAGAGCTTTGCGGTGACCATCGGAGAGAATACCACTTTTGGGGCGTACAGCAGCGCCAACGGCAAGCGATACGCCAACGGCTACACGGACGTGGCCAGCGGGGACAGCTTCGCCCGGACGGGGGTGCCCTCTCCCCTGCCGGGCTCCGGCGACGGCGGAGCCGCAGGCAAGGCGGGAGCACAGGGGCGGCGCCGACTGGAGACCAAGGTAAACGAGGACGGCTCCACCACCACCCGGTGGAGGGTATCGGCCTACCCCGGCAAGGGCACCCAGGGCAAGCAGGGCGCTCCCGGCTGCGTGGTGGTGTATTGGGACAAGGAGTGAGGATATGCAGCTCATTACTGACAGAGTACAGGCCGACGTGGACCGGGTGGCCCAGCTGACCGGACGGGTGAGCGCCGGGACGGCGACGGCAGCAGAGCTTGCCGAGTGGCAGAGCGACCTGAAGGGGGCCTACAACGCAAGCGACCTGAACCGGGTGGGGGCCGCCGTGGCCTATGTGGCAGGTCGGCTGAACGGCTACGGATACGCCGTGACGGTAAACCCCAAGCAGGACTGGACGGGCAGCGACATCCCCACAGCGGGGCAGATGGCTGCGTATCTGCAAGACGTGGCCGCCCTGCGGGGGGCCATAGCCGTGATGGTTAGCACGCCGCCCACGCCGGACAGCGCCAGCGGGCTGACCTGGCAGGAGGCCAACGACATCGAGCAAATCCTTTTGGATGTGGACGAGCTGCTGACCCGCATGGCGGCGGCGTGGTTTTATTCCGGCGAGCTCTACGCCGGGGAAGTGTAAAGGAGTGAGATCATGCAGAACAGAGAGCCTACTTACCCAGGGCGGGTAACACTGACACCCGTATTCGGGCTGGCAAACACTTATGACATGGATCGAGCCGACCAGCCCTTGCAGCCGGGAACGCCGCTGAACAAAGCGACGCTGCTGAAGGACGCCACTGCCGCACTGTATGGCCTGGGGACGGGGGCGGTGCCGGATGATGTGTTTGCGGAGCTGGGGAAGTATAAGCAGTATTGGTGGAGGAGAAGAACGCCATCTTACGTTCAATATATCGAGCAAAGATCTGATATTCAAAGTACTTATGACATCATAAGAAGAAGTATCCCACTGACGTATTCAAAGGACATTCACATAACCCCTGAAACTGGTGAAATTTCTTTAGTGTCTCCTACTAAGCTTGAACTCGGCAACGGGGAACGAGAAGACGCGGAGAGAGTTGGCAGCACGCTGGCCGCTGAAGCTCCGTGTTATATTCAAACAACAGTTGAAAATGGCGCAGGGATATACTACCTTCCACTAGGGACCACCTACAGCGCATTTGACTCCACAACACTAAGGAGAAGTTATGGAAGCTATTACTACGTGATATTGAATTATCCTGCGTCTCCGCAAGGGCAAGTAGTCACATCTGTTCCAAGCAATGTACCCGTAGGCGAATGGGAATATCTCCAGTCCTCCACTCGCTCCGCCTACCCCGACAGCGGGACGCAGGACGGCTACGAATATGAGTATCTGGGCGTGCCCTTTGACAATGCGGTGACAGCGCCGAAGATCGAGACGGGGAGCTATATAGGCACGGGGACGTATGGGCAGGCAAATCCAAATACGCTGACGTTTGGGTTTGTCCCGAAGTTCGTATGGATTTATGAATGGTTACGGTCTGATGGTTGGTTTGATGCTGGAGGTGCGGCGAAGATCCCATTTGAAATTATACCTGAAGGGGAATTTGGAAGAAAGTATCCCCCGTCTACCGAGCCTACACCCTCCACAAATACATACTCAAAGAGGGTTGGGTCCACTTTGTATTGGTATAACACTGGTTCAGCTGGCAACCAATTGAATTATTCAGATTCGACGTATTACTACATCGCCATCGGCTAAGAAAGGAGGAATCCTATGAGAATCGTAGAAATTCAGGCGCTGGACAACGGCGCCCACCGCAACCAGACCGTCAGCGGGGCGGTCGCTGTCCCCGATGGCTGGGCGGAGATCCCCGCCGACGTGGCCATCCCGGAAACGTTCCCCTTTGTGGACATCCAGGTGGAGGGGAACAAAGTGGTAAGCATGACGGCTGGGGTGGTGCCCGAGCCAGAGCCCCAGCCCGAGCCGGAGCCCACGGAGACGGAGCAGCTTCGGGCGGACGTGGACTTTCTGGCGGCTATGGCGGGGGTGACGTTATGAGCGTGTATGAGCTGGCCCGGAAATACTACCCCCGCCTTTGGGACCGGGAGCGGCTGGAGGCCCTGCTGGCGGCGGGGCGGCTGAGCCAGGAGGAGTTTGACCGGCTGGTGGGCGCCGAAAAATAAAGACCGCCCGGGTGGTGGGAGAGGAGAGAAAGAATGACGGAGGCAATTATCTGCGCCATTGTCACCGGCGGATTAAGCCTGCTGGGCATCATCTATGCGTCCAACAAGTCCGCCAGCAAGGTGGACGAAAAATTGAACACCCAGCAGGCAGTCATCGAGACAAAAATCGAGGAGCTGACCCGGGAAGTCCGGGAACACAACAACTTCGCCCGGCGGATGCCGGTTATGGAGGAGCAGATTAAAGTCATCAACCACAGGCTCCAGGACCTGGAGCAAGGAAAGGAGTAAAAATTATGAACGCTGAGTACATCTACAACATTTTTGAGGTCACGGAGCGCAACCACGACCACGACCTGCTGATCGGCATGGCCAAGCTGAAGGCGGCCAAGCCCCTGCCCGAGGGAATGGACGAGCGGACCCTGGGCAAGTTTTTGGGCAAGCACTACCACGAGCTGGTAGAGGCCTACGCCGCCCGGGATCTGGCGGTGATGGAGGAGGTCGTACTGGCCTGCGAGGCGCAGGACGCCGAGGACGCAAAGGAGGCGGAGTAATATGGATTTCGGAATTGTTTCTGTGGCGGCTATCACCGTCATCTGCTATCTGGTGGGCATGGTAGTCAAGGCCATCCCCCACATGGAGGACAAGTACATCCCCATCGCCTGCGGCCTGTGCGGGGCGGTGCTGGGCCCTGTGGGCCTGTATCTGGGACTGGACGGTTTCCCGGCCACGGACTACATGACCGCCGTGGCGGTAGGTATTGTCAGCGGTCTGGCGGCCACGGGCATCAACCAGGTGGGCAAGCAGCTGAGCAAGGAGTGATTGTATGCTCAAAATCGCCATTGATGCGGGGCACTACAAGGGGACGCCGGGGCGGCGGTGTTTAGCCGCCCTGGATCCCAGCGAGACCCGGGAGTGGGAGCTTAACCGCCGGGTGGCAGACAAGCTGGAGGCGCTGCTGGCGGGGTACGACTGCCAGGTCCTCCGGGTAGACGACAGGACCGGGGACAAGCTGATCGACCTGGGGGACCGGGTGGCGGCGGCCAACGGCTGGCCCGCCGACGTATATCTTAGCATCCACCACAACGCAGGTATCAAGGGCGGCAGCGGGGGCGGCTGCGTGGTATACACGGCCCCCGGCTGCCAGGTCAAAAGTAAGGCCCTCCAGCGGGCCGTTTACGGGGCCGTGGTGAGCCGGACGGGGCTGGTGGGCAACCGGGCCACCCCCATGGCGGAAAGCGGCCTGTACGTGCTCCGGCGGACGAAAATGCCCGCTATTCTCATTGAGTGCGGGTTTATGGACAGCTCCACAGACGTGCCGGTGATCCTGGGGCCGTACTTCGCGGGGCAGGTGGCGGACGGGCTGCTGGCGGCTCTGGTGGAGGTGTTTAATTTGAGCGAGCGCAAGGAGGTGCGGGAGCGGATGAGCTATACCAAGAGGGGCGGGGCCCACATTGTGGAGGTGCCGGTCAGGGACTTCGCCGTCCGGCTGGTGGACAAGTCCAAAAAGACGGCGTACAGCGGCAACTACTGCAACGCCGGATTTTTTGGCAACTACAACGAAGGAAAAGACAAGTTTACCCTCCCCGTGGGCCACACGGTGGCCACCATGGCGACGGACAACAAGTGGGTCAACCACTACTGCGCCCAGCGGGGCAAGGTGTCCGGCGGCAAGCTGGTCTACGCGGAGCCGGGGCGGACGGAGACCACCCTGTTTGTCCGGGGCGGCAAGGCGGACATGGGGGAGCTGAGCGCACCCCCGGAGGGCTGCGCCTATGCCATTGCGGGCGTGCCCGTACTTCGTCAGGGCAAGGCGGTGAGCTGGGCCACGGCAAAGGCTCAGGGCTGGGAGGCGTCCTCTCTCTATGCTACATGGCACATCTTTGCCGGGTACGGCCAGGACCGGAGCAAGATCACGGTGGTGGCGCTCAGGACCACGACCGGCAACCTGATCTCCAGCGGCGAGGGGGCCAAAAAGCTGGCGGCCCTGGGGCTGCGGGAGGCCATCAAGCTGGACGGGGGCGGCAGCACCATCCTGCGGGTGAGTGGAAAGACCCCCGTATGCACGGCGGGCAACCGGCGGATCTGCACGGTGCTGACTTTCGGGGGCAACCCCTACGCCGCCCCTACCAAGACACTGGCCAAGGGCAACCGTGGCGAGGGCGTGCGGTGGCTCCAGTGGGAACTCAATGACCGGGGCTTTGCCTGCGCCGTGGACGGCAGCTTTGGCCCTGGGACCAAGGAGGCCCTGATGGCCTATCAAGTGAGCGCGGGGCTGGTGCCGGACGGCAGCTGCGGGCCGGCGACCAGAAAGGCGCTGATGGGGTAAAAAGAGAAGGCACACCGCTATGGTGTGTCCTCTTTTTTGTTCTCCCAAGCCAACAGGCCCCACCCCTTATATGTGGATACAGGGGACGGCTTGCCATTGGCGCGGATCCGCTTGCCCTCGATCGACCGCTTGATCTGGCGGAATCCGGAGGCTATCCGGTTCGCGTTTTCGTCCGTGGGCTCCATGCCAAAGTAGTCCTTTGCGTGCTGTCTGGCCCAGTCCAGCAGATTGACCACGGTCATAATATTGCCATCTGGATCCACCAAATGCCATACCTTGGCCTCGCGGTTCTGAGGGCCGCGCTGACCCGCCGGGAGTTTCAGCGCCGCCGTTGTCCCGTTTTGGAGATTGCCGGTCTGCTCCGCTGCTTTGCGGGCGGACGCTTTGGCGGCCTGCGACCATTGGTTGTGCTTGCCCTGGTGGCTCTGAGATCTGCGCACATCGGAGCAGGCCTTGGAGCAGGTGATTTTGTCGTTGCTGGGGGCCGTGTTAAACTCTGCCCCACATACCACACAGCGCCGGATCATATCAGGTCCCGCGCATCCACGCCCAGGGCGTCGGCGATGGACAGGAGGTTTTTGGCCGTCAGGTTTCCGGCCTCTGCCTCGCCCAGCTCTACACGCTGGATCTGCCGGATATAGACGCCGGACTTTTCGGCGAGCTGAGCCTGGGTCATGCCCGCCATGCGGCGGGACCACTCCAGTTTTGTGATCGGACGGTTACGGCAGTCTCTGCCGTAGTTGACCAGCGAGCATAGGGTGCAGTCTCCGTCCTCCCGCTGACAATCTGCGTATTTCTTGCGCATTGTGGGCCTCCCTTAGCAGATAATCTTGACGACTTCGGCATCCCGGATGATGATCTCGCCGTCGTCCTCTCCATACTCCACATCATTGCCGCAGATGATAGCGACGTGATCGCCAAAGTAATTGTTGACACCAAGACGGTCCAGCGTGCAAGCGCAGATCCCATCAAGTTCTACGCCGGTATCATCGCCGTCGTCCCAAACGTGGGAGTTGTGATCGATAGAGCCAAGCTCAAAGGGGACTTCCTGCACCCGGACGCCAATATAGTCATAATCATATCTCAGATCCATATCTTCTGCGGTCTGCTTAATGTTCTTAATCATTTCGGCGTTCATCAACATTTTCGTGTCCTCCTTGGGTCGTGCCCCTCTCTTGTTTACATGCCTATTATACGCTAATAATAGCGTAAAGTCAAGATGAAATTGCAAAATAAATGAATAGTTTTGTGGGGCGGGAGTATCGGCATGAATTGTCCTTGATTTATCCGCAATTTCATCCGTAATTTCATCCGTAATTTCTGCGCAAAATTCGCAAAAGCTGGGCAAGAAAAGAGAAGAAGAAACAGGATAAGCGAACGACCGAAAGCCTTGGGAGAGTAAGAAAAACCCAGCAGTTATTGAAACTGCTGGGTTTTACATTTTGGCGCAGAAGGAGGGATTCGAACCCTCCAAAAAAGTCTCTAAACCCCTTGTGGGAGTAGGGGCATTTATTTTTTATCCGTAATTTCATCCGTAATTTTTCCCGCAAAAAAACTATTGATGGCGGTATCTGCTGCGGACTTTTGACTCTCAAACACATAGGAGTAAGTCTGGCGGTAGGTGGACTCGCAGGCCCAGCCGCCGCGCTCCATGGCGTGCCGGTCATCCACGCCCAGGGTTTTCATCACGGCGGCGTTTGTGTGACGCAGTCCGTGGACTGTGGTATCGGTTATCCCGGCCCGCTGACAGGCCCGGTGGACGTGCTTGCGGACGGTCTCCGGATTGACGCCAAAAAGCCGCCCGTCTTTCCGGCGGGGCAGGGCCCGGATCTTGTCCATGATATAGTCGGGACAATCCACTGTGCGCTGACTGTATGTATTTTTTGCCACCTCTTTGAGTACCCAGTGGTTATCCTCGTCCGGGACCACGGTGCGGCGGACATGGATCAAGCTGCGGTCCAGGTCCACGCAGTCCCAGCAAAGGCCCAGGATCTCCGAGCGGCGCATCCCCAGCCAGACGGCCAGGAGAATTGGCACCTCGCAGCTGTCCCCCTCTATGGCCTGGATCAGCTTGCCGATGTCCTCCGGCTGGAGGTACTGCTTGACCGGCTTGACCACCTGGGGCAATCGGACGCCAAAAACATCGATTCCGCACTCCTTGAGCACGGGGCGGATCAGGCCGTAGGCATTGGCCACGGTCTTGGCAGAGACCAGCTGGGCCTCCTGATTGACGGCCCGCTGAACGTGGGCTTTGGTGATCTGGTGGACGTCGCACTGCATAAGCTGGGCAAAGCGGTGCTTTTGGGTGGTGCGGTAGCCCCGTATAGTGGCGGGAGACAGGACAGCGGCCTTGCTGGTGATATACTCCTTGATGGCCTGGTTTAGCGTCATGCGCTCCGGCGCGTGCTCTATCTTGGCCCCGGCCTTGACGGCTGCGGCCTGCTGCTCCGCTTCTTTTTTGGTGGGGGCGGTGATGGAGATCCTCTCCCCTGCCACCATCATGTATATGTTCCAGCTCCCGGAGGGGAGCTTTTTTGCCTTGGGTATTTTCATGGGGTCCTCCTGCTCCGCAAACTGGCGGAGCTTAGCCGATACACTTAGAGCAAGGGGTCAGGCCCATGCCGATGGCAGTATCCAGAGGGACGGGCCAATAAGTGCCGCCGTTACAATGGGGGTCATTGTGATATTTGGAGCCGGTACGGGTGATATAGGTCTGCTTTGCGGCGGCGGGGGCCTCCGGAGCCGTCAGGCTGACAGTCTGGGTGGCGCCGTCCCACTGGACCGTATAGCCCACAAGTTTGGCCACATTGGCCACGGGCAAATAAGTGGTGCCGTTGATAATAAAAGGCTCTGTGGGCGCTCCGGTGGAGTCGGTGATCTGGACAAGCTCCCCGTCTACCTTGAGCGAGATCCCATTAAAATACAAGGTCTCTGTGCGGGCGGATCCGGTGGCCAGAGCCGCGCCGGTGAGGGACGCGGCGAGGGCACATCCGGCAAAAATCGCTTTCCAATTCTTTTTCATAACGCTATCTCTCCATTCTGTCTCAAAAATTGACACTATCTGTACTTGACAAACTGAAACAAGTGTTCTATTATAGAACGTACCACGACAAAGGAGGCTGTGGCATGGACACAGAGACAGAGTTGATCCTTATTCTTTCCCGCCTGACCCCAGCCCAGCTTGACCTTTTTCGATCTGCCGCGCGACAGATAGCAAAGCAGATGCAAGGGCAGGGTTCTGACGACAAATAGACAACAGCTGTTGGATGTCCTCCGGTAAATCATTTTCGAGCGCTTCGCCGTTTTCGGCGGGGCGCTCTTTTTTTATGTCTCCCGGTCCGGCCCCAGTCAAAAGATATTCGACAGAGACAGCGAAATGATCTGCAATCTTTTGCAACGTTTTAGGCCGTGGTGTCCCGCCCTGCCGCCATTGGGTGACAGACGAGGACGGCAGCCCCAACTCTTTTGCAACGCCATTGGGCGTTTTCCCCACTGCCTTGCAGAGGCCCGAGTATTGGTCAAAAAACATAAAAGCAACCTCATTTTTTTAGCTAAAACGAAAAACCTAAGAATTATGAGATAAACACATTGACAACCTCGTGATTATGAAGTATTATTATCTCGTAAACCTGAGATATGCTTAGCATATTACGGGCGCAAAATAACACAATCTCATAATACAAGCGCCCCTGTGGTTTGTCAATAATAAAAACTCATACCTATGAGGAAAAGGAGGCTGAAATATGAGTTTTTCTGTCGCCCGGGAAAAGGCCGGGCTGAGCCAGACTGAGGTAGCCAAGGCGCTGGGGGTCAATCAGGCCTCCGTGTCCTACTGGGAGAGCGGCAAGACCCAGCCCCGCAGCGCACAGCTGCCGAAAATCGCCAAGCTCTACGGCGTGACCGTGGACGAGCTGCTGAGGGAGGACGAGCAAAATGCCGAAAGTTAAACTGGTTCGGGATGCGCAGGCGGAGCGCTGCAAGACGATCCGCACGATCATCAAGGCCAAGCAGGCCCAGCGGGACATCAAGACCCAGTCGGATCTGGCCGTGGCCTGCGGGATCTACCCCACGACGTTTTCTTACAAACTCCGCAACGGGGCGTGGACCTGCGACGACATCCGGGCGCTGGACAAGGTGCTGCGGTTTTCAGGGGACGAGATCGTCCAGATCGTGAGGTGCTGACCATGCGGGATCTATGTATCGCGGGCGCTGCCGTGTTCAGCGCGGCGGGCATCACCTTTGGGGTGCTGAGCATCCTGGCCGACCGGGGCGACAGCTGGCGGCACGGATTTTTGACCGGGTGTCTGGCTATGTCGCTGACGGCTCTGCTGGGGGCCGTGGCGGCCAGCTGGGCAATGTGAGGAGGCGGACTTATGGACAGACGAGAGAGGACACGGCAGCAGATGCGGAGAGAGCGCCAGGTGGGGCTGGCCTATCTTGCGGCCATGATCGGGCTGGTGATTTTGGGCAAATGCTTCTGGGAGGCTCTGCTGGCGGCGCTGGAGGCGGCGGCATAGTGAGAGACATTGTGAGGGCAAAACCATGACAGTATTTGACTTTGTTGAGCGTTTTATTCTTTTCGTTATTCCAGGTTTCATTGCGTATAGTATGTTTTGCTATTTAACTGGCAAGAAGCCACTTTCAGATTTGATTAGTGCATTTTATGTATTTATTGCATCAATATTTTCCTTTATAGTTGGAAATTTTTTACTTCAACTCGTTAATTTCTTTCCATACATTGAGTTTCAACTGGTTGAAGTAACTCAAATCTTATCATGGAATAACGGAAGCCTTTCTGTTGCAGGAATCATATCGGCCTCAATTGCTGCAATAATTCTTACATTTATCGCGGTATTTGTCTGGGATCAGAACCTACTATTCCGATTTGCTAATTTTTTTAATCTGTCACACAGAGCTGACAATAGCCCGGTGTGGGACTATATGTTTGACCGTCAGCCGTGGATTGTTGTTCGTGACTATGTGACCGGCAATACATACTATGGAAAAGTTATAAAATATTCTGACGGTACCGAAACAAGAGAACTTCTATTAGAAGAAGTAAGCGTTTGGAGCAAAGCGGACGGTGAATATAAAATGGAAGAAGTATACCTTTCTCGTTTACCGTCTGAGTTTTCGATAGAAATAGATAATTATATCAAAGGAGATAACGGAAAGTTGGTGGAGGAAAAATGACAGACAGACGGACGAGGATACGGCAGCAGATGCGGAGAGAGCGCCGGGTGGGGCTGGCCTATCTGGCGGCCATGATCGGGCTGGTGATTTTGGGCAAATGCTTCTGGGATGCTCTGCTGGCGGCGCTTGCCATGGCGGCAATCTAAACGACTTTACAGCTGCCGGGGCAGATGGATCCGGCGGCGTGGGAGGGATCTATTTTGTGCAAGACTAAGACAATGACGCTGCCCACTGCGGAGAGCGTCACGGGCGACATTCTGGACCGGTTTGGCCCGGGAAAAGTGTGGCAGGTGGAGCGGATGAGCGACCGCATTTTCCGGGTCTGGCTGACCTGCGGGGCGGTGGCGCTGGCCACGGTCGGGCAGGACGGTGGACTGACCATCCAGGTCATGGAGGGCTGGGTATGACCAAGAGTGAGATCGTGGCCAGCGACAAGACCGGAGGCGGAATGTTTGTTGTGATCCCCTCCGTGGTCATGCGGGACCCGGAGTTGTCCCTGTCGGCTAAGATGCTGTACGGCGTGATTACGTGGAAATGCAACGAGAGCGCCTGCTGCTGGGCGACAAACCGGACGCTGGGCGATGAGCTGGGGCTGTCCCCCAAGCGGATCTCCGCCCTTTTGTCTGCGCTGGAGGCGCAGGGGCACATTGAGATGGAGATCATCCGGGACCCGGAGAGCAACCAGATCACCAGGCGGAACATCTACCCCATGGTAAAATCCGCAAGACTTACACCCAAGAATGAGGATACCCCTATCCCCGAAAATGAGGATACCTCCCCCCATTTACAAGGTGAGCCTATCCCCGAAAAAGCGGAGGAGAAATATAAAGAAGAAATAAAAAAAGAAATAAATACCCCCCTTACCCCCCATAGGGGGGCACGGACGGAGCGCAAGAGCAAGTACGATCTTGCGGAGGACGCCAAGCCCATCCTCCGGTCCTACGTCAAGGACGACGCAGAGCTTGCCCGGCTCCTGGGGGATTTTATCGACACCCGGAAAAAGCTGCGGGCCATCAACTCCAAACGGGCGCTGGCCATCCAGCTGGAGACGCTGGACAAGCTGAGCGGGGGCGACCGGGGCCAGAAGCTGGAGCTGCTGAAGCAGTCCATCGGCAACAGCTGGAAAGGCATTTTCCCGCTGAAGGCTGGCGGACGGCCCGCCCCGGCGGAGCCGGAACGGCTGGAGCTGGTGCAGGGGCCGGGGGTGTATGACCTATGAGCCAGACACCGAGCCGTTACTACGAGGCCCAGATCGGCGTGCTGGGCTCCATGCTCATCGACGGGGCGCACACGGCGGGCCTGGTGATGCAAGGGGTGCAGGCGGAGGATTTTACCGGCCCAAACCGGGCGGTATTTGACGCCTGCCGCAAGCTGTTCCAGGCGGGAAAGCCCATTGACGCTGTGACCGTCGGCCACCTGCTGGGACCGGAGTATCAAAAGTTGCTGCTTGACCTGATGGATCTGACGCCCACGGCGGCCAATGTGCGGGAGTATATCACCCTGACGGTGGAGCAGTCAAAGCTTGCCAAGCTCAAGGACCTTGGGGCATCCCTGGTGGGATGCGTGGACGCGGCGGAGGCCCAGAGCCTGCTGGCTCAGGCCAACCGGATCGCCGTCGGGCGGCCCAGCGTGCGGGTTGTGTCCATGGAGCAGGGGCTGCTGGACTTTTACGAGCGGCAGCGGACAGAGGCGGTACATATCACTTGGGGCCTGCCCAAGGTGGACGGGGCCATGATGTCGGAGTTTGGGGATTTTATCATCCTGGGCGGCGAGCCGTCCACGGGCAAAACGGCCCTGTCCCTGCAAATGGCATGGACACAGGCGCAAAAGCACCGAGTGGGGTACTTTAGCCTGGAGACCAAGCCGGAAAAGATCGTGGACCGTGCGGTGTCCGCAGTTACTGGGGTGGACTTTGGCAAGATCAAGCGCCACAAGATGGATCCGGAGGATTGGGAGGCCTGCGAGGCCAGATCCTCCGGCATGGTGGGGCGCAAGCTGGAAATCATCCAGGCGGGCGGCCTGTCGGTGCTGGACATCCAGGCCATGACGGCGGCGGGCCGGTACGAGATCATCTACATCGACTACATCCAGCTGGTGGCGCCGGAGGACCGGCGGCGGTCGGACTTTGAGCAGGTGACGCAGATATCCAAGGACCTGCACACTCTGGCCCAGACCACAGGGGTGACGGTGATTGCCCTGTCCCAGCTGGCGCGGCCCCAGACCGGACAAGGCAAGGTCAAGTCCCCGGGGATGCACTCTCTGCGGCAGTCGGGACAGCTGGAGCAGGACGCCGACGGGATCCTGCTGCTGTATCTGGAGGAGCCTGGAAACACGAGGGCGCGGCGGTGCCTGCAAATCGCCAAGAACAAAGAGGGCGAGGCCGGAGGCGTGGATTATCTGGCCTTTGACGGAGCCCACCAGAGGTTCCGGGAGTCTTTGGCTCAGGTGGCCAAGCCTATCCAGGACAAGCCGGTGCAGACGGCATTTTACGACATTCCGGGCAGCGTCCCGCTGCCCTTTGACGGCACTGATGAGGGCAAGGACGGGATGCCATTTTGAGGAGGACGAGCTAAAGATGATGTCAAATAATTTGTATTTGTGCGACCCCGTGAAGAATAGGTTTTGCCCAAAGACACACTGCCACAACCCGTGCTATCACACGCACGACCCTGAGTGTGCCTGGGAGCCCACACTCAGGGTCCGTCTGGACGAGGGGGCCTATCTGCCCCAGCGGGCCCACGGCACCGACGGGGGGTTGGATATTCGCACGCCGGTGGACGCCTACGTCCGGGCCGGGGGCAGTACGGTGATCGACACCGGGGTGCATATCCAGCTGCCGCCCTGTACGGTGTGTATGATCAAAAGCAAAAGCGGCCTCAACATCAAGGACGGGATCGTGTCCGAGGGCGTCATTGATGAGGGCTACACCGGGAGCATTACAGTCAAGCTGTACAACCACGGCACCGAGGCCAAGCAGTTTAGCAGGGGCGACAAGATCACTCAGCTGGTTGTGCTGCCGGTGCTGTATGTCAAAGTGGAGCAGGTGGAGGAGATCCAGGGCGGGCCCAGAGGAGATAATGGGTATGGGAGTACGGGACGATGAAGGTTCTTGAACTTTTTGCAGGGACACGCTCTATTGGTAAAGCGTTCGCGGCTCGGGGACACCAGGTGTACTCCGTGGAGTGGGACAAGCGATTTGACCACATCGACCTATACGCCGATATCCTTAAGTTGACTGCGCAAGACGTCCTGCGAGAGTTTGGGCGGCCTGATGTGATCTGGGCAAGCCCGGACTGTGCAACTTTTAGCATTGCAGCCATCAGCCACCACCGACGGAAAAACCCAGAAACCGGAAACTTGGACCCAGTAAGCGAGTACGCCAAATTCTGCGATGCGGTGGACCAGCACGTTTTGCGGTTGATTCTGGCTTTGTCCCCGACCTACTGGTTCATCGAGAACCCGCAGCAGGATGCGCAAAATGACGTGGATGGAGGGACTGCCCCGGTACACCGTCACATACTGTCAGTACGGGGACACCCGAATGAAGCCCACGGACATTTGGACAAATCATCCGCTGCCCAGATTTAAACCGCCTTGTCATAACGGCGACCCGTGCCATATCTCTGCCCCGCGCGGGGCCAAAACGGGGACGCAAGGGCTGGCTGGCAGTATGGAGAGGTCAATTATCCCTGCTGCGCTGTGTGACCATATCGTAGATATTTGTGAGGAGACGGAGTGGAATGTCACAGTCTGTTAAATTGCCATTTAAGTTTTCGTATACGCAGCCGTCATTAGATTGGTTTGAGACTATCAACGTAGAGATCAAGCCAGACGACTACTATTATTTTAAACTCCAGCTGAGATATAGCCCTGACTGGTGGCTTATGGGACAAAATCCACCCCCAGAAAATTCCACGCGCTACGAATGGTCGGAGACAGATATTGGGAGAATTTCGCCGCATGATATTGCGAGGTTTATCGAGTGGGCGAAATACGATTCGGGCGGAAGCAAAATTGTGGAGATTTCGGAGATAAGCGGCTCTTTTGATATTCTCCGCGAAATTAAAAAGCTTTTACTTGATCCCGGCATCGCCCAGGCCATGGCGGATTTTGGAGTACGGGGAGGCAAAATGTGAACATCGTATCTTTCGGCGGCGGCACCAACAGCACCGCAATGATCATCGGAATGTATCTGCACAAGATCCCCATTGACCTGATCCTGTTTGCGGACACCGGGGGCGAGCAGCCGCACACCTATGCGTTTATTGAGATATTTAATAACTGGCTTGTGGAGCATGGACTGCCGAAGATCATCTCCGTGGAGTACCACGACAAGGAAGGGAATCGGCTGACGCTGGAACAGGAGTGCCTAAACAGCGGAACACTTCCATCCATCGCCTATGGGTTTAAGCGATGCTCGTTAAAACACAAGATCGGAACGCAGGAAAAATTCTGCAACAACTACCAGCCATGCAAGGACGTGTGGGCCAGCGGACAGAGAGTCCACAAGTTTATTGGATACGATGCCGGTGAGACCCGGCGCATCCAGCACGCAGCCCTGGCGGACGAGGCAAACAAAAAATACGAGAACCACTACCCCCTCTATGAGTGGGGCTGGACCCGGGATGAGTGCGTGCGCGTGATCGAGCGGGCCGGACTGCCCAGGCCCGGGAAAAGCTCCTGTTTCTTCTGTCCCTCCATGAAAAAGAAGGAAATACAGGCCCTGTGGGAGAATTATCCGGATCTGTTCCGCCGGGCGGTGGAGATCGAGCACGGGGCGGCGGCAACCAATGTGACCGTAAAAGGGCTTGGGAGGAACTGGTCCTGGGAGAGCTACTACAACGAGTTTATGATGAATAAGGAGCTTGAGGACGCACAGATCACCTTTGACGAGTTATTCCCAGACAGCCCTGGCGGCTGCCTTTGCGGCGCTCCGTGCGGGTGCTATGACGGTTAAGGAGGTGGCTTGGAATGGATTGTAACGTACTGCAAGGCGACGCGCTGGAGCTGCTGCGGACGCTGCCGCCAGAAAGCGTACATACCTGCGTGACCTCCCCGCCCTACTATAATTTGCGGGATTACGGAGTGGAGGGGCAGATCGGGAACGAGGCCAGCGTGGAAGAATATCTGCAGAAGCTGGTCACAGTTTTTCGTGAGGTTAGACGGGTACTGCGGCCAGATGGAACTCTGTGGGTAAACGTGGGCGATAGTTATGCTGCCAATTCGGGGAACCAGCCGCCGACGAACACCCGAAATTCCTGCGGACACACCGCAAAGCGCGTACCGTATGGGTACAAGAAAAAAGACATGATCGGCATACCTTGGCAGTTGGCCTTTGCCCTCCGCGCAGATGGTTGGTATTTGCGGCAAGACATCATTTGGCAGAAACCGAACTGTATGCCGGAGAGCGTAAATGACCGATGCACGAAGTCACATGAGTACATCTTCCTGCTGTCAAAGTCAGAGCGCTATTATTTCGACGCGGCGGCGATCAGCGAGCCGGTCACATCGGCTAAAGGAAACGCAAGGACGTTTCGCGGCGGCGGAGCCTATACCGGCGGTCGATCTCACGACAACAGCGCACAGGTGGAGCGCGAGAGCCACGGTAATAGCGAGAACAAGACGGGGCGCAGGAACAAGCGGAGCGTCTGGAGCGTAAGCACAAACGGATTTCGCGGCGCACACTTCGCCGTGTTCCCGGAAAAGCTGATCGAGCCATGTATTTTAGCAGGCTGCCCAGAGGGCGGTGTTGTACTTGACCCATTTGCGGGCAGCGGCACAACAGGCGTGGTGTCCAAACGCATGGGGCGCGGTTTTGTGGGATGTGAAATCAATCCCTCGTATGTAGAAATGGCCGCCGGAAGAATAGGAGAGGTTGAATGATGGAACGACTGACCTTTGAGGGGAATTTTTGCGACATCGCACAGTGCCAGGAGCTGCCGTGCCCCTACAACGGCAACTGCGCCCAGCGGGAAGTGTGGGAGCGGCTTGAGGACACGGAGCTTACGCCGGAAGAAGTTTTGCAGAAAAAAATGGCGGACGAGATTGCGATGAAACTTTTACGCCTTGCGGATTTGGAAAGTTTTTCCCCATATGCGCAGCTACGAAAATTGGCCGAAGCCGACAAGGACGGGCGGATTGTGGTGCTGCCGTGCAAGGTGGGGGACACGTTATTCAGAGTGTTCGCCGGAGAAATCTTAGAGCACAAAGTCAGAAACATGAGATACCTTGCAATACAGGAACGGTGGGACATTGATACGACCCCGTTCTGCTCATACGTGGAAAGTTCCATAGGAAAAACGATTTTCTTAACCCGCGAGGAAGCCAAAGCGGCATTGGAGGCGATGAAGGATGGCAATTAGCAAATCAAGGCGCGAAGCTGTTTATCAAAAATATAATGGGCATTGTGCGTACTGCGGGCGAAAAATTGCCTACAAAGATATGCAGGTAGATCATTTTCAACCGCTGAGGGCGTGGGGCATTGAGGACGCTGGGACAGATGACCTTGAAAATCTCATGCCATCCTGCCGGATGTGCAACCATTACAAGCGGGCGAACTCGCTTGAAACCTTTAGACGATATATCGAAGAAATCCCTCGCAAACTGCGCGAGAACTATATCTACAAGGTCGGTGTCGCATACGGCGAAGTTACAGAACGAGCTCATCCAGTTAGGTTTTATTTTGAGGAACAGGAGGGCTGACAATGGCGAAATACTTTGAGCGTGAAGCACTGATAGGCGACTTGACCGCTGCTATGGATCATCGCGGTATGGGACAGGTTATTGGACAAACCCTCATTAGGTATGTAAAACGGCAACCCGCCGCCGACGTAGCCCCGGTGGTGCGCTGCAAGGACTGCACGCACCTGTATGGGACGTTATGCACAGTCTGCGGCTTGCTGCCTCGCAAGCCCGACGATTTTTGTAGCTACGGCGAGAGAAAGGACGGTGCTGACAATGGATGAATACGCAAGCTTGCGCAAAATTGAGTTTGAACTGTGTGGAGGGAATCTCCCTGAGAAATACAAGAAATTTATCCAGCGAGTGCTCAATGACAGGAATCTTATCCCCGCCGCTGACGTGGCCCCGGTGGTGCGCTGGGTTCTTACTGATGAAAAATTGCCACCGGAGGGGCAGGATGTACTTTGCTGGTACGAGTATTTCCGCTTCGGAGAGTATAACCGAATGTATCAAACCTTCGGAATCGGATACCAGTTCAACGGCAATTGGGGCGGAGAGGTAGCGCAAGGACAGAAAGCGAAGGTTTTGGCTTGGATACCTTTACCGAAACCGCCGAAAATGGAAGGGGGCGAGAGTGGTGAGACTGATTGATGCTGATGAATTGGGCGTGGGCCGATGCAGCATGGATGTATTGCCAGCGGACTACTGCGCCGGGTGGAATGGGCTGATAGGGTTGTTAGAAAAAGCACCCACAGTGGATGCCGTGCCGGTGGTGCGGTGCAGAGACTGTGCACACCTGTATGGGTCAATATGTGCGGCCTGCGGTTTGTTGCCCCGCAAACCTGACGAATTTTGCAGCAGAGGGGAGCGAAAGGAGGCTGACAGTGACTGAAAAATATTTAGGCCTGATCGGCCCGGAGGACAGCGTGTATCTGCGGCTGATCCAGAGGGAGGCGGAGAAGACCGGACTGCCAGTACTGCAAGTGAGCCAGCGGGACGAGCGCAGGATGCGCTGAATGAAACGAAGGAGGTCAACAATGAAACGCGTTAAGTTTTGGAAAATTCTTCTGGTGATGGCATCGGTGCTTATCATCTTGGTCGGCTGCAGCGAAGCGGACAAAGTCAACACGAACATAAGCAAGCAGGCCGATTATTTTGAGTGCGAGCGCAAGATCACGGTGTACAACGCCCGCACAGATCTGGTAATTCTGGAGTGCGAAGGGTACCTCGCTTTGAGTAACAACAGCAACAATGAATTGGTGGTAACAGTCAAGACAGGGCCTGCGACTTACAAGAAAAATTACATCTATCTCAACGATTACACCATGTATGTGGTGGAGGATATTACGGGTACCCACACGGATCCATATCACTACAAGCTATATTTCCACACGCAGCTTCAGCCGCACGTTGAGATCAAACCGTGACCGCGGGGGCGCTGATCAGCGAGAGCGACTGGCTCCGGCTGCGGGCGGCTTTGCGGCACATGGACGAGATAAGTCTGGAGCGGTCGCTGGGCGCGGTCCTGGTGCAGGCCAGCACCGCACGGGTTAAAAAAGCATGGCCGGTGGCCATGGTGGTGGGTCTGGCGGTGGAGTATCCAGGCGGGAGCCAGCGCCAGTATTTTCAGACGATCAAGGCCGCCCGGGAGGCGGCAGAAGAATGGAGGATCTATGGCTGAGTATAGCGATGAGTTTGACCGGCTGCGGAAAAACAGGGTGGCCGTGTCCTATCACAAGTACGGACCAGCCCGGAATAATTTTGGCGAGGGCCGTGTGGATGCACTGGCGACGGCCCAGCTGTGTCTGGACGCCTTCCGGCGGGACCACAACACGGAGCACCTGGTAGACGCCGCCAATTATCTGATGTTCCGTTACATGTTCCCATTGCCCGGAGAATTTTTTAAAACCACGGACGACTCCGGCAGCGTGGGAACGGTTGGCACGCCGCTGAATATGGAGGGAGGACGATTATGAGCGGGATGCTGGACAGGCTCCGCGCCCGCCACGAGACGGAGTTGAGAGTGACCCGGCAGGTGGTGCGGCAAGAGATGGCGGACATGGCCGTGCTGGCCCTCCATCGGGCCTTTGGGTTTGGCCCGGACCGGTGCAAGCGATTTATGACTGAGCTCAACCAGGTGGCGCAGGAGGTAGGCGAGCTGGTTGACGGCGATACCAAGGACGGTATGTTTGCCATCGCCCGATTTGAGGCCTGCTTGCAGGAGGCCGAGGGGCCATACTACGCCAGCAGGTCCGAGCGGTACGGATGGGAGGACTGAGGATGACGAGTCAACCATGTTGGACCTGCCAAAAGTATTACGGAGGATGCAGCTGGACGGCCCGGGACCCGGCGACGGGACAGCTGCAATTTAAGCCAGTGGAGGGCTGGGAGGCTGTCCATCGGGTCTATGGTGAGTATCAGCGATACGGGATAAAGGCTGTTGAGAGCTATGAGATCATCTCGTGCCCTGAGTACGTCTCTGACGGCTCAGACAGCAGGCGGAGCCGGTTTCACCGGGGCTGGGAAAAAGAGTTAGACGACGAGAGGAGCATCTAAGTGCTGAATCATATTGTTATCATGGGCCGTCTGGCCTGGGACCCTGAGCTGGGGCGCACACAGACGGGGACGCCGGTGGCGTCCTTCCGTCTGGCAGTAGAGCGAGACTTCAAGGACAAGGCCAGCGGGGAGCGCATCACCGACTGGATCGACGTGACGGCCTGGAGCTATACGGCGGAGTTTGTCTCCCGATATTTCACCAAGGGCCGTATGGCTGTGGTGTCGGGGCGTCTGCAAACTCAGGAGTGGACTGACCGGGACGGCAACAAGCGCCGCTTTGTCGGCGTAGTTGCTGACAGCGTTTATTGGGGAGACTCCCGGCGTGAGGGCGACGGCCAGAGCACAGCAGCTCCGGCTCCCGCCTATCAGACTCCGGTCTATCAGCCCCAGCAAGATTTTATTGAGCTGCCGGACGACGGCTCCGGGAATCTGCCGTTTTAAGGGGGAGGTCGTATGAAATTGGGAGATAAGGTGGTACGGATGCCGGTTACCATCGAGCATCCGGTCATTACAGATCGGGGCGCTATCAGGAGCGAGCGGAGGCCCATGAGCGGGCGAGTGGTTTACATCCACCCGCTGGGGCGTTTTTATCTGGTCGAGTTTGACACGCCGGGCGGCCCGGTCCGGGAAGCATTCTGGGGGGTGTAACGGATGGACGTGCTGGTGATCAAGTGCGGCAAGCAGACCATGGAGGAGTTGAGGGAGCTGCGGGATTTTGCCGTGGAGTCTTTGGCGCGGGGCGTGCTGGTGCTGGGCCTGGGATGCAGCTGGTCGGTGGAGGATCTGCCCGAGCGGGTGCAGGTTGACGCCCCGCGACTGACGGGCAAAGCGGAGACCGAGCTGCTGCGGGAGAAAAACATTGAGTTTAGGGTCGGCCCGCAGATCATCACAGGTGCCGGGGCCAAGCAGAAACGGGAGATTTTGGACCGGCTGACCAAGTATCGCAAGACCCATGGGCAAGGCTGCTTTGCGTCGCTGGAGGGCGCCCAGGGTGTAAACGCCACCCTGATGCGTGGACTGCTGACGGGGCTGACCACGGCGGACATGCAGACCTGGGAGGCCGTGGACAAGGCCCTGGACAAACTGGAGGGCGGCCATGGGTGAGCGCCTGTGGTACTGCACCAGACAGCGGGCCGGGCCTCTGGTCAAGGAGTGCAGAGCACTGAGGCCCAGGCTGTCCGCTGATGATACGCCGTGGGAGCGCCGGGAGAAAAACAAGATCCTGGTTCCGCCAAGGGACAGCGCGGTCTGTCACAGCACAGTGGACCGGCTGGAGCTGCGGCTTGCGCTGTTTGGCTTTGAGGGCTGCTGTTACACACTGACCTTTGACGAGGATCACCTGCCGCTCAAGTTCAGGGACGCACGGGCGGCGGCCCGGAACTTTTGGGTCAAGCTCCAGCGCTGGAACGGAGGGCAGGCGTTTGACCGGGTGTCGCTGATCGAGGGCAAGCACGGCGACCGGCGGTATCACCTCCACGCGGTGCTCCGGTACGGGCAGTTTCCGCCCGCAGTGATCCAGCACCTATGGACGGCGGGGTTTGTGGATGACGAGCCTTTGCTGCGGGGACCCGCGGACAGTTACCGCCGCATGGCCAGGTACTACACTAAGGAGTCCACGGACGGGATCATTATCCCGACGGGATCGCGCCCGTGGACCTCCAGCAGGACGCTGACCCGGCAACTGCCGCCGCCCAAAAAATGGATGTCCACCAGCGGAAACATCCGGATCCCAAAGGACGCTTATGCTTGCGGGCGGAACCAGGTGCAGAACGAATTCGGGGTCTACAACTATGCGTGGTACATCGACAAAGTGCCTGAGAATTCTTTATTTTAAAGGAACTTGAAATATAGTCGGATAATACGCACATTTTTAAAAAGGCGGTGATAAGTGTTGAAAAACCCAAACGAACATGGTAAACTAAGCATAAAGGACGGATGGGTTATGTGCCCTTCCTGCCGAGCGATGAAACTACTCCGACTCCCTCCAGACGGCAAAGTCAAAGCTTTTGTCTTTTGCCGACACTGCAAGCGGGAGCAATATCTGGATATCGATTTGAGCCTGAGCCAATGAGCCTGAGCCGTATGTAACGCGAGAGCGTTCATGTCGGCTTGGGCTCTTTTGTTTTGCCCGGAGGTGATAGCCCGGTGCCAAAAGGCTGAGCCGACACAAGGAGGGCACTATGTGGGACGGGTACAGGACTCAGCGCTGGAAACGACTTCGGGCGGCGGCCCTGCGGCGGGACGGATATCGATGCCGTGAAAACTTGCGGTACGGCCGAAAGGTCGATGCCTGCTATGTGCATCACGTCTGGCCTGCTGAGGACTATCCGGAGTATGCCTGGTGCCTGTGGAATCTGGTCTCGTTGAGCAAGCAGAGCCATGAGGCCATGCACGACCGGGTGACTCACAAGCTGACGCCGCTGGGTGAGTCCTGGCGGCGCAGGGTATCCCCCCCGGTATCTCCTCCCGATTCCGCGCCGTTTGCGTAATGGTGAGGGAAGGTTTTCCGACGGAGGGAGGAAAAACCGGGGAGGGGTAAACGAGATCGCAGAGACCCACGCGGGCGCGGATGAGCGCGACGCGGGCGCGAACGACGCGGGCGGGCGCAAGGTCCACTCCCCTGCCCCGCTGATCTGACCGGAGGTGAGCCGATGGGCCGGGAGGCCATGATCCGCGCCGACATGGAGGCCGTCGGCACCTACAACCCGATTTTTGACAAGACCATCAAAGCCCTGGCCCGGACGGAGCGCGAGCTTTCCCGGGCGGAAAAGACCTGGCGGGAGAACGGGGCCCAGCTGGTGGCCAAGCAGGTGAACAAGGCCGGGGCCGAGTATCTGGCCCGAGACCCGTACTGGGCGGCGGTGGACAAGCTGCGGGCTGACGTGCAGTCTCTGCGCACTCAGCTGGGGCTGACGCCAAAGGCGCTGAAGGCCGTACAGACCAAGCTGGCAGAGACGGCCAGCGGCCGGCGCAGCCGTCTGGCCGAGCTGATGGACGCGGCCCACGAGCACGCCATGACTCATGCCGGGGACTACCAAGCGGAGGTGGACGGCTACGTCAACGGGGTGCTGTCCGGGGAGACGGTGGCCTGCGAGGAGATCGTGCTGGCCTGCAAGCGCTATGTGCGGGACCTGGAAAACCCCAAGTGGGATTTTCGGTTTGAGCCGGCCTGCGAGATCATCGCCATCATCGAGACCATGATGTGCCACCAGCAGGGGGAATTTATGGACGGCACGCCTTTGCGGGGCACGCCCTTCCTGCTACTCCCCTACCACAAGTTCATCGTGGCGAACATCATGGGCTTTTACCAGCGGGGCACACAGCTGCGGCGGTTTACCGAGGCCCAGGACTTTATCCCCAGGAAAAATATCAAGACCACCTTTGCCGCTGCCCTGGCCTGGGCGCTGGCCCTGTACTACGCGCCATCCGGCTCAAAGGTGTACGAGGTGGGCGGCGCCCTGAAGCAGGCCCTGGAGGGCTTTGACTTCATCAAGTACAACATCAAGCGCCTGCACCTGACGGTGGAGGACGACCAGGAGAACGGCCTGCGGGTCATCAACAACAACATGGAGCGGTCCATCACCGGAGACCTGGGGGACGCCGGTTTTATCAGCATCAACGCCCTGGCCGCCAGTGTGGACAAGCAGGACAGCTTTAACTGCAACATCGTGATCGCCGACGAGGAGCACACCTACAAAAGCCCCCAGCAGTATCAGGTCCTGAAGGACGCAACCAAGGCATACTCCAACAAATTGGTGATCGGGATCTCCTCCGGCGGCAAACTGGCCCATGGATTTTTAGCCCGGCGCGTGGACTACTGCCGCAAGGTGCTGAACGGCACCATTACCGGAGACGCTGCGGACAGTCTGTTTATTTTTCTGGCCTGCGCCCCACGGATGGACAACGGGGACGTGGACTACACCAACGAGCAGGTATTGGCCGGGTGCAATCCAGGCTGGGGCCAGTCCATCCGGCCCCAGGACATGCTGAACGACGCCGCCCAAGCCAAGGACGACCCACAGCTGCGGCCCGAGTTTTTGCAGAAGTCGTTAAACGTATTCACGGCGGAGCTAAAGGCATGGTTTGACGTGGAGGAATTCCGGGCCAGCGACCGGCAATATAACTGGACGCTGGACGAGCTGCGGCGGCTGCCCATCCGGTGGTACGGCGGAAGCGACCTGTCTAAGCTACACGACCTGACGGCGGCCTGTCTGTTTGGCCACTACAAGGGCGTGGACATCATCATCCCCCACTGCTGGTTCCCGGTGACGGCGGCCATGGTCAAAGCCAATGAGGACCAGATCCCCCTGTTTGGCTGGAAGGACGACGGCTGGCTGGACATGTGCAACGACAAGGTGCTCAACTACTCTGACGTGGTCAAGTGGTACATGGCCCGGCGGGCGGAGGGATTTAAGATCCGCCGGATCGGACACGACCGGAGATTTTGCCGGGAGTACTACGTGGAGATGAAAAAGCAGCACTTCCCCATCAAGGACCAGCCCCAGCTGTTCACCCGGAAAAGCGAGGGCTTCCGGTATCTGGAAGCCAGCACCAAACGGGGCACCCTGTATTACTGCCACGCGGAGCCCTTTGAGTACTGCGTGCAGAACGTCCGGGGCATCGAAAAGAGCGACGACATGGTGATGTATGAGAAGCTGGAGCCGCACCTGCGCATTGACGTGTTTGACTGCGCTGTGTTTGCGGCCTGTACCTATCTGGAGGATCTGGAGGCGGGCGGCAAGTCCGCCGCCTGGTTTGGAGGTGACGAGAAAGCGTGAGTAAGAGACAGCGAAAAACTCCACCCAAGGCGAGGGACAAGCCCACAAGTTCCTGCATGGCCTGGCTGTGCGGAGCGGACGCCTTTGACACCCTTACCTGTCAGGGCTACACCAGTTTGGCCCAAAACCCGGAGATCATCGCCGGGGTGGACGCCATCGCCCGGGCCATCGGCTCCATGAGCATCCACCTGCTGCGCAACAGCACGGACGGGGACCTGCGGGTGTTTGATGGGCTGGCCCGGAAGCTGGACATTGACCCCAATGCCAACATGACCCGGTCGGCCTTTATGTCTTGGATCGTGCGGACCATGTATCTGGAGGGCAACGGCAACGCGGTGGTTTGGCCCCAGACGGAAAACGGACGGCTGGGGGACCTGATCCCCATTCCTCCGGCCTACGCGTCCTTTGTGCCGGACGGCTGGGGCTACCGGGTGTACATCAACGGGCAGGCCCACCGACCGGACGAGGTGCTCCACTTTACCATCGGGTCCGACACCCTCTATCCCTGGCTGGGCACCGGCTACCGGGTATCCCTGGGCGAGGTGGCCAACAACCTGAAGCAGGCGTCCAAGACGGAAAAGGGCTTTATGGAGAGCAAGTGGAAGCCCTCTTTAATCGTCAAGGTGGACGCACTGACGGAGGAGTTTGCCAGCCCCGCCGGGCGGCAGAAACTGCTGGAGTCCTACGCCATGAGCGGACAGGCCGGGGAGCCGTGGATGATCCCGGCGGAGCAGTTCAGCGTGGAGCAGGTAAAACCGCTGACTTTGTCAGACCTGGCCCTGGACGCCATGGTCACCCTGGACAAGCGGACGGTGGCCTCCGTGCTGGGGATCCCGCCCTTTGTGCTGGGGGTGGGCGAGTTCAGCCGGGACGCCTGGAACAACTTTGTGAACAGCACGCTGATGCCCCTGGCCAAGGCCATGGAGCAGGAGTTTTCCCGCAAGCTGCTAGGATCGCCGGAGCTGTTTTACCGGTTTAATTCCCGCAGCCTTTACAGCTACTCCATCACCGAGCTGGTGTCGGCGGGGGCCGAGATGGTGGACCGCATGGCCCTGCGGAGGAACGAGTGGCGCAGCTGGCTGAACCTTTCCCCGGACGAGGACATGCAGACCCTGCTGGCGCTGGAAAACTACCTGCCGGAGGACCGGCTGGGCGACCAGAAAAAATTAAACCCAAAGGAGGGGGAATAGCGTGGAACACAGATTCATCCCCATGGACAAGATGGAGACCCGGGAGGAAAACGGAGACCTGTACCTGGAGGGCTACTTTTCCGTATTCAATGCCGTTTATGAGCTGTGGCCTGGTGCCACAGAGAGCATCGCCCCCGGAGCCTTTGACGAGAGCGTGACCGACGATGTCCGCTGTCTGTACAACCACAACAGCGACCTGGTGCTGGGACGGACCACCGCCCGGACGCTGGAGCTGCGGCAGGACAGCAAGGGCCTTTGGGGCCGGGTGCAGATCAACCGGGAGGACACGGAGGCGATGAACGCCTACGCCCGGATCAACCGGGGGGACATTACCGGGTGCTCCTTTGGCTTTGACATCGCGGCCCAGGAGACGGAGTACCGGGAGGACGGGACCGTCCATTGGACGATCACTAAGGTCAAGCCCCTGTATGAGGTCTCCCCCTGTACCTTCCCCGCCTACGAGGACACCTCCGTGTCTGCCCGGAAGCGGGATCTGGACGAGCTGCGGCGCAAGCGCAGCGAGGTATGGAAAGCCCAGGCGCTGGAGCGCCTGCACAATAAACCCTGACAAAAGAAAGGAGAGCAACCATGCTGAAAGCACTGATGCTCCGGCGCTCCATTGACGCCAAGAAGGCGGAGCTGGCCGCGCTGGAGGAAAAGGACGCCGAGTTTGTCACCCGGGAGGCGGAACTGGAGACCGCCATCAACGAGGTGGAGCCCGGCAACCAGGAGCAGGAGGCGGCCGTGACCGCCGAGATCGAGAAGTTTGAGAACGAGCGGACCGCCCACAAGGACCAGAAGCAGACCCTGACCGAGGAGGTCCAGCGCATGGAGGACGAGCTGGAGGAGCTGGAGCGCCGCGCCCCCAAGCCCCAGAAGAACGACCCCGAGCACGGGGAGAAAGCGAGAGGTGAACTGCATATGGAGAACATCAACATCCGGGCCCTGCCCCGCAACCAGCGGGTCTTTGACGCCCTGAGCGGCGAGCGCCGCGCCGCCATTCTGGCCCAGGAGGACACCAAGACTTTCCTGACCCAGCTGCGCAGCATGAAGGGTCAGAGCCGGGCCGTGACCGGCGGCGAGCTGACCATCCCCGTGGTATTCCTGGACCTGATCGCCCAGAACATGTACCGGTACAGCAAGCTGCTGAACCGCGTGCGGATCCGCAACGTGAGCGGCGAGGCCAGACAGACCATCGCGGGCACTGTGCCCGAGGCCGTGTGGACCGAGATGTGCGCGGCCATCAATGAGCTGACCTTTGCCTTTAATCAGATCACTCTGGACGGCTACAAGGTGGCCGGTTTTGTCCCCGTGTGCAACTCCCTGCTGGAGGACAACGACGTCAACCTGGCCAGCTGGATCGTGGAGATGCTGAGCGAGTCCATCGGCCTGGCCATGGACAAGGCCATCCTGTACGGCAAGGGCACCGGGATGCCTCTGGGCATCGTGACCCGTCTGGCCCAGCAGAGCGCCCCCGCCAACTACCCCGCCAACGCCCCCGCCTGGGAGGACCTGCACTCCAGCAATATCAAGCAGATCGGCGGCGACAGCGTGACCGGCGCGGCCTTCTGGGCCGCCCTGGTGGAGGCCACCGGCAACACCTTCACCCGCTACTCCCGGGGCGAGCAGTTCTGGGCCATGAACTCTAAGACTTACGCAAAACTCAAGAGCAAGCTGATCACCTTTACTGCCACCGGCGACATTGTGGCCAACATCTTCGGGGTGTTGCCCATCGTCAACGGCGATGTGGACATCCTGGAATTTATGCCCGACGGCGACATCGTGGGCGGCTACGGCGACCTGTACCTGCTGGCCATGCGCAGCGGCATGACCATTGAGTCCAGCCGCGAGGTGCAGTTTATCCAGGACAACACGGTGTACAAGGCCAAGCAGCGGGCCGACGGTCAGCCCATTATCCCCGGCGCGTTTGTGGCTATCAACATCAACAACGTGGCCGTGACCACGGTGATGGACTTTGCCGCCGACACCGCCAACGACGCCGACCTGGACGGCATTACCGGCCTGACCCTGACCCCCAACTTTGACGCCGACGTGACCGCCTACACCGCCACCATGAGCGCTGCCGGTGCTGTGACCGCCACTCCCGCCCAGGCGGGCGCAGACGTGGCCCTGGCTTACAACGGAAAAAACGTGGTCAACGGCGACACTGTGACCCCCGTGACCGGCACCAAGGATCTGGTGATCACCGTCAAGCGCGGTAACGCCACCAAGGTGTATACCGTGGCTGTGACCAAGTCCTGAGCCCATGACGGACGCGGACATTTTGACCGTGCTGCGGTCCGACCTGGGGGAGCTTTACCCCAGTGAGCAACGGCTGGCGTACCTGACCCAGGCCGTCAACGCGGCCAAGGAGTTTATTACCCGGGAGGGTATAGCTCTGACGGACAGCGTGGAGGACGGGCAGCTGGTGGAGATGTACGCGGCCTATCTGGTGCGCAAGCGGGCATCCAGCGGGGGCGACTCCGTGGCCGGGGCCATGCCCCAGATGCTCCGCTGGGCGCTGAACAACCGGCTGTTTGCCCAAAAGGCAGGTGGCGCGGATGGTACTTGATTCCGGTGAACTGACCGTCTGGCGGGGAGCCAACGTCTCCCCGCCCGGCGGTATGCCGGTGCAGACCTACACCCAGGTATGGGCCGGGTGCTACGGACTGCGGACGGTGGGGATCAACCGCTGGTACGCCGGACAGCAGCACGGGGACCGCTCCGACCTGCTGGTACGGATCCAGCGGACCTACACCATCAACCCGGCGGAGGACCGAGTGATCCTCTCCCCCTATGACCATGAGGACAAGGGCGTGTACCGGATCACCCAAAAACAGGACGTACTGGACGAGGACAACCTGCCCGCCACGGACTTGACCTTAGAGAGGAGCGCTGGGATCGATGCTGGACAGATTACGGGACGCACTGGCTGAGCTGGGGGCGGCCTATCACTACTTTGCCCAGCCCAACGCCGTGCCGCCCTACATCGTATGGGCGGAGGACGGCAGCGAGGACCTGGAGGGAGACAACGTACACACGGAGGCCGGATACTCCGGCACCATCGACCTGTACACCAAGACGGAGGACGACCCGCTGACGGCGGCCATCCGTGGAGTACTGGACGGGCTGGAGTGCGCCTGGTATCTCAACTCCGTGCAGTATGAGGCGGAGACCGTCCTGCTGCACTACGAGTGGGTGTGGGGGCTGGTGTGATGGCACAGATCAAGTTTCCGGGGCTGGCGGAGTATGAGCGCAAGTTGTCAAGGCTGAGCCGGGCCGTCAAGGACGAGATCGCGGCCAAGGCCATCTATGCCGGAGCGGACATTGTGGCCGACGAGGTGCGCAGCGCCATCGAGGGGCTTCCCATCGTGACGGGCTACGGCACAGCGGAGCACCCGCTGCCAGGGGGCGTAACGGTAACCCAACGGCAGGGGCTGCTGGACGGATTTGGCATCGCCCCGCTGCGGGACGACCGGGGATTTCTTAACGTCAAAATAGGATTTGACGGGTACAACCGGACCAAGACCAAGCAGTTTCCCGGCGGCCAGCCTAACCAGCTGGTGGCCCGGGGCGTGGAAAGCGGCACCAGCTGGAAGCTAAAGCACCCCTTTATCCGGCCCGCCGTGACCCGGAGCCGGAAGAAGGCTGAGGCCAAGATGGCCGAGGTGCTGGCGCAGGAAATCGGGAAAATCATGGAATAAAAAAGCCTCCCCAGACGGGGAGGCAAAGGCTTACAGCGCGGTGATCTGCTGATCTTCGATGCGGCACAGCTCTTTGAGTTTGGCCGCCACTTTGGGGCCGTGGTAATAGCGGGTATCCTTAAAGCACAGGAGACCATCCGAGCCATCGGAGGAGGTATAGCTGATGATGAGATACATGTCCCGCTCTTTGACCTCTTTGGTCCCAGCGCCACTCACCGCGCCGACCATAGCACCGACCTCTCCAAACAGCAGGCCGCCAGCCACGGCGCGGCCAATGACCGACTTGTTTTTCTCCACAATCTTTTCCTTTAGACCGTAAAACACGTCGGTGACCTGGCTGTATTGCAGGGTGACAGGTGTTTTGACCACGAGATTAGAGAGTTCCAGGTGGTCATCGTACAGAGCCAGCTCTGTCATATCCCCCTTGCGGATAGGCCCGATATCGGCCTGCGGGCAAAAATAGTCGCTGGCCAAACTGCCCTTTTTCTTAAACAAAAACCCCATTGTAATCCCTCCTTGTTGAGAACATTTTAACTTCCTTGCCTTGCACTGTCAAGGCAAGGCTGAAACGAAAGGAGCCTGAGCTATGGCTGTTATTGGTTTGAGCAAACCCTATTACGGCATTTACAGAGCGACCGGCAACGCGGTGAGCTACGAAAACGGCGCTGTGATGGGCAAGGCCACAGAGGCCAACATTGAGATCAACACCACAGAGGACAACAACCTGTACGCGGACAACGCCATCGCAGAGACCGACCGCAGCTTTGCGGGCGGCACCCTGGCGCTGAGCACCGACGACCTGAGCCAGGAGGTGACCAAGGTCATCCTGGGTCTGACGGAGAACACCATCACCGGCATTGAGGGTGTGACGGACACCTCCGTCAAGGAACTGGTGTACGATGACACCCAGACCACTCCCTATCTGGGCGTGGGCTTTATCATCAAGAAAAAGGTGGGCGGCGCGTACAAGTGGCGGGCCGTGGTGCTGTGTAAGGTCATGTTTTCCGTGCCTGCGGACGCCGCCACCACCCAGGGCGAGAGCATTGAGTGGCAGGTGCCCGATCTGAGCGCCACCATCATGCGGGACGACAGCGCCACCCGCATGTGGAAACGTGAGGCCACCTTTACCACCGAGGCCCAGGCCGAGGCCTACATCAAGGCGCGGCTTAACATCACGGTGGCAGCATGAGGACGGCGCGGATCAACATCGACGGGGCGGAGCACCTGCTGTGTTTCTCCGCCCGCGTCGTCCGCGCCTGCACGGAGCGGTATGGAGACGTTGTCAACATCGACGAGGCGCTGACAGGCGGATCGGCTGTACAGGCCATGGACGAAGCGGTGTGGATGATCGCGGCCATGATGGACGCGGGCGCCCGATACGCCAAACTCAACGGCCTGGACAATCCGCCCCCGCTGACGGAGGAGGAGCTGCTGGACGTGTGCGACCTGGGGGATTTTACCCAGCTGACCAGCAAGATCACGGAGACGATCACCAACGGCAAAACCCCCACGGTGGAGGCTGAGCCCGCAAAAAATGCAAAGGCCACTCCGGCGGGCGCGTAAGCGAGCCGGAGTGGCTTTTGTGGTATGGGCTGCGGGTTGGCCTGACCTATGAGCAGGCCCTGGACATCCCATATGGGGAGCTGCTGGACTTTATGGCCATCGAGCGGATCAAGACAGAGGGCTTTGTCCGGCGGCGGACGTTGACGGACGAGGACATTATCCCAGATGTGAGGTGAGACTATGGCAACAGATATCGGCCCTAAAATCGGCCTTGACGGAGAAAAAGAGTTTCGGGCGGCCCTCCAGTCCATGGGGCAGCAGCTGAAAACCCTGGACACGGAGATGCGGGCGGTGACGTCCGCATTTTCCGCCAATGACCGGAGCCAGGCGGCGCTGTCGGCCCAGTCGGATGTGCTGACCAAAAAGCTGAGCACCCAAGAGGCGCGGCTGGCGGAGATTCAGAAGGCCCTGGACTACGCCCGGGCCAACTACGCGGAAAACAGCAACGAGGTGCAGCGGTGGCAGCAGGCGCTGAACAACGCCACGGCGGACGTAAACAAGACCAAGGCGCAGTTGACCCAGCTGGACAAGGGGCTGGGAGACACCGAGGACGCCCTGAACGACGCGGGGAAGCAGGCCGCCTCCTTTGGGGATGTGCTCAAGGCAAACCTGCTGAGCAATATCATTATCGACGGCGTCAAGCAGCTGGCCAGCGCCGTGAAAAGCATGGCCGGGGAATTTATTTCCTCCGCCGCCGAGGTCAAGGCGGAAACCTCCGCATTTGACCAGACGTTTGGCAACCTGGGAGACACTGCTTCGGCGGCCATCGGCCGGGTAGCCGCAGAGTCCGGAATCTTGCAGACACGGCTGAACACCCTTGGAAGTAAGATTTACGCTTTTGCCCGGTCCTCCGGCGGCGACACAGAGCAGAGCATGGCCCTGATGGAGCGCGCCCTGCGGGCAGCCGCGGACTCCGCCGCCTATTACGACACCAGTGTGGAGCAGGCCACGGAGACCTTGCAGAGCTTTTTAAAGGGCAACTTTGCCAATGACGCCGCCCTGGGCCTGTCCGCCACGGAAACGACCCGCAACGCGGCGGCTATGGAGCTATTTGGCGACAAGTACGCCAACCTGACGGAGATCCAAAAGCAGGAGACGCTGCTGAAGATGGTGGAGGACTCCCAGCGGCTATCCGGCGCTATGGGCCAGGCGGCCCGGGAAGCCGACGGCTGGGAGAACGTGACAGGCAACCTGGAAGAGACGTGGAGCCAGTTCCAGGCCCGGGCGGGCACTCCATTCCTGGAGAATCTGATCCCCTTGATCCAGAAGGTCACAGCAGAGAGCCAGGCGTGGATCGACGGTGTGGACTGGGACGGATTCGCGGCTACGGTGACAGACTTTGTTTCTTTGATCCTTGACAACGGAGACACCATTATCGCCCTGATCTCCGGCATCGGAGCCGGGTTTGTGGCATGGAACGTGGTATCCATGGTAATGGGCCTTGTTAATGCCATACAGGCGGCCCAGAAGGCCACCGAGGGCATGACGGCGGCCCAGGCAGCGCTACACGTGGTAATGAACGCTAACCCCGTCGGGGCGGTCATCACTGTGGTGGCGGCGCTGACAGCGACGCTCATCACCCTGTGGCACACAAACGAGGACTTCCGCAACGCCGTTATTGCCATCTGGGATAAGATCAAGGCGGTTTTTGTCGGCGTGGGCGGAGCGGTAAAGGAGCTGTTTACCCAGACCATCCCAAATGCGGTGCGCACGGCGGTGGACACGTTGGCAAGCCTGCCGGGCAAGGCGCTGCAATGGGGCAAGGACCTGATCGACAACTTTATCAGCGGGATCAAGTCCAAGTTGTCCGCCCTGGCCGACTCCGTCAAGAGCGTGGCCCAGACGGTGCGGGACTTTATCGGCTTTTCCGAGCCGAAAAAGGGGCCACTGTCTAATTTCCATACGTATGCGCCGGATATGATGTCCCTGTTTGCCGGAGGCATCCAGGACAACCTGTGGAGGGTGCAGGACCAGCTTAACAGCATGGGCGGCAACATCCAGGACGCCATCCCCACGCCGGCGGTGGATGCGGTGTATAACGCGGCGGCGGGAATGGTCAACGGGCTGGCGGCGGCCAACGCCGGGAACGGCGGGGGCAGCTACACCATCAACCTGCTGCTGCAAAACGGCCAGCAGATCGCAAGCTGGCTGCTGCCCGACCTGAGAGACGCGGCGAGAAATAACCCGGAGGTGGCGAGGGCATGACACAACTGATCGTAAACGGCATCTACCTGCCGGAGACGTCTAAGGACAAATACCAGTGCTACCCCGGGGAGCTGTCCGTCAATGTGGAAATGATCTCCGGGCGGACGGTGCGTGAGGTACGGGGCCATGTGCAAATGATCACATGGAGCTATGACTACATGGGAAACACCCTGTGGCGACAGCTGGCGGCAGTGCTGCGGGGAAACACCTCTTTCCCGGTGGTCTATCTGCCGGACGACAGCGACACGATGGTGTCGGGCACGTTTCTGGTGGACAGCATCACCCAGCCCACCTTTGCCTTTTCCAAGGGCGGGGTGGGCCTGTGGCACAACGTGGGCTTTACCCTGCGGGAGGTGAAACCCCATGATTAAGTCCTCCGCCGCCTATAAGGCGGCCATTACCGGCGACGCCCGGCGCATCCTGCTGCGGGCCATTATCGACCTGATCTCCCCGGACATCGTATACGGCGCCGGGGAGACCAGCGGACAAATCCCATGGAGCCAGCTGCCCCAGATCCACGACAAGGTTTTTGACACCCCCGCCAAATACGCTACGCTGGAGCACAACCGGTGGACGCTGGACGGGACGTTCGGGATCTTCCCGGACCAGGCGGCGGACGTGACGGGCCAGGTGGCCTACATCGGGGACGTGCTGTCCGGCGCGGACGGAAGCTTTGCGGCGGCGCCATGGGTGGAGCTGCAATTTTCCGGGGTGTCGGTGCTTCAGTCGTGCAGCATCTACTTTCCCGGCGACGAGTACGACGGCCTGCCGCTGGATTTTACGGTGGAGGTCAAGCAGGGCGGCACGGCCTACTACACCAAGAGCTTTACGGGCAACCAGGCGGCCAGCGTGGCAATGTCCGGCTTTACCGTAAACAACCCGGACGCCATCCGGGTGACGGTGAGCAAGTGGTCTCTCCCCTACCGCCGGATGCGGCTGGTGGAAATCGTCCCCGGGATCTATGAGCAGTGGGACAACAACATCATTGCAGAGTTTTCCGTTAAACAGCAGGGCAACGTGGCCTGCACGGCCCTGCCATACGGCACCTGCACGCTCAAGATGGACAACCTGTCCCGGCGGTTTGAGCCGCGGGCCAAGGACGGACTTTTCCAGAGCATCGAGGAGCGGCAGGGCATTGACATTGCCATCGGGGTACGGCTGGCGGACGGGACAGACGATTACAAGCGGGTAGGCATCTACTACCAGTATTCCAGGGGCTGGCGGACCGGGGACAACGGCCTGACCATGCAGTGGGATCTGGTAGACATCATCGGGCTGCTG